GATCCTGAAGAAGGGTTTGACTACACTGAAGCAGCCAATAAGATCAATGAAATAATAGATTTTTTAAATGAGTAAACCCAGTCTTAGCGATGTGAGTATCCATGCGTGGATTCTCGAGTACGGGATCAAGAATGAGAGAGGTGAACCCATCACTTTTGACGATCATCTCTATTTATACGATATATATAAGGATGAGAGTCCCCGACTGTGTGTGTTGAAAGCAGCACAAGTGGGGCTGAGTGTTTTGGAGACACTGAAGATGTTCTGGATCTCGAAGCACAGAGCGATGGATATAGTCTACACGCTTCCTACAGAAACGGACGTACAGACCTTTGTGGGGGGGAAGGCTAATCGATTGATTGCACAGAACCCTATTTTACAAGAATACTGTAACGATAAGGATTCTATTTTTCAGAAAGCTGTAGGAGACAGTGTGGTGTACTTCAGGGGGTGTACGAGCAAGAAGATGGCGACCATGGTGACAGCTGACTGGTTGATTCATGACGAGCTGGATTCCAGTAATTTCAAAGTAGTGGAGATGTACCAGTCGAGGTTACAGCACAGTAAGCATAAATGGATCCACAGTTTCTCTCACCCGTTCGTGCCGGGGGTAGGAGTTGATTTGGATTGGCAGAGAAGCGATAAGAAACACTGGTTCATCACTCCTGATTGCGGACACGAACAGTTTATGGAATGGCCTGCGAGTGTAGATTTCGAGAAACGGTGTTTCGTTTGTAAGGAGTGCGGTAAGGAAATGGGCAAGAAAGAGAGGACTATCGGAGAATGGAAACCGACGGCAGAAGGAGAGTGGTCAGGGTACTGGGTGAACCTGATGATGTGTAACTGGGTCACAGCTGATGAGATGATTGTTAAGTGGGAAGACCCTGATACGACTAAGGAGTTCTTTTATAATATGATGCTGGGATTACCGTACGAGAGCAGTGACGGGAACATTTCAAGGAAAGACTTATTCGCTAACCTGACGGATAAGATGAACTCACAGGAAGGGATCGTAATAGGATGCGATTCGGGGTTGAAGAAACATTTTGTTGTGGGGAACCGTGAAGGGATTTTCTTTTACGGGAAGACAGAAGACTGGGAAGATATCGAGACTCTGTTACAGAGAGATAAGAAAGCTATTCTTGTGGTAGACGCTCTGCCTGATTTAACGGCCCCCAGGAAGCTTCGGGAGAAGTATAAGGGGAGGGTATACCTTTCGTTCTATAACGAGGATAAGAAGAGCTTCCAGCTCGTTAGATGGGGCAGCAAGAAAGAGAGAGGGATTGTTCATATAGATAGGAACCGTATGATTACTCATATAGTAGAAGAGTTCAAAGATAAGGTTATTCCCTTGCAAGGAACCAAAGAAGATTGGGAAGACTATGTTTGTCACTGGGAGAACGTGTACAGAGTGAAGAAGGAAGATAAGATGGGCCGACCTGTGTTCAGATGGGAGAAAAAGACTACTGAGGATCACTGGGTACATTCTACTGTTTATTGGAGAGCGGGGGTTTCGAGGTTCGGTGGAGAGATGGCTACTGTTACGGCTAGGGACGGTACTGATACACTCAAACAAGAGAAAAGCTTTGTTATAAGCCCTGGAGGACAGCTACCTTTACCTGATCCGAAGAGTGTTTTCATATTTGAGAAAGAGAATGATTGACTAGAGTGTCTATAACTGGTACTGCTTAAGTATCTACACTCTAGCCGCCAGCTACATGAGTCTATACTCCAGTTTTTACTCTAATTTAGAGGACGGTCCCAATAATATAACCGGAGAAGACGGTGTGATGGGACAATTAACCCCTGAATTAGAGCTTACCACCTCGGATGAGGAGCTTTTGAAGATGGCCAAGCAATGGAAATTGAATTACGCACCGTATGAGAAAGAAATCCGTACAGCCCAGGACGAGAATGTTGATTACTGGAGAGGAGTGCATTTTGAAGCAGAGTCATATAGTAGATACAACAAACCTATTCAAGAGAACAGGATTTTTGCTGATATAGAAACCTTTTTACCTATTGCCACCAGACAACGTCCTGAGCCTTTAGTGAGTGCTGAAGAGAACTCTGAAGAAGCGGATCAAGTAGCGAAGATGCTTCTGTTCCAGACCGATAGACAGAAACTCTCTTTAAAAGGTAAAAAAGCTACCAGATATTGGGCGTTGTATTTTATTGGCTGTGCGAAGATCGGATGGAGCGAGGTGGAGAACGATATTAAGACGACTATTTTAAAACCCACTAAACTGATCCTTGATCCTCACGCTACGGTTGATGAGGACGGGTACTCAGGATCGTATGTAGGAGAGAGAAGAGAAGCTACTGCTGCGGAGCTAGAGAAACAGTTTCCTGAGAAGAAGAAAGAAATTAAGGAGCGGGTAGGGAAGAAGAAAGGAACGAAGATGCGGTTCACTGAGTGGTGGACAAACGATTTCGTTTTCTGGACACTGGACGATAAGCTGGTTTTGGGGAAGTTGAGGAATCCTCATTGGAACTATAAGACCAAGAAACCACGGAGTATACTGGATGATGGAGACTTAACTGAGGATTTCCAATTAAAGAACCATTTCAAGATCCCGTCAATGCCCTACAGGTTCTTGACGGTGTTTAATATAGGAGACAGACCCCACGACTCAGCGAACCTGATCCAACAGAATATCCCTACACAGGATAGGTTAAATGAACGTCACCAACAGATTGATAAGAACGTCAGAGGGATGAACGCTGGAGGAATGGTATCAGGAGAAGCTTTCAGTCAAAGCGAAGCTCAGGAAGCCGCTGACGCTGTAGAGCGTGGTGATTGGGTACTGGTCCCACCAGGAGTACCTTTGAACGAAGCCTTTTCCAGGTATACAGGTGTGGCTTTACCACCAGACGTATTCAACAACGTCTTGGATATGCGAGGCCAGATGGATAACCTCTTTGGGATACACGGTACGACGAGAGGAGAGAGAAGCGGTCCTGAGACACTGGGAGGACGGATGCTTTTGAAGAACGCTGATGCGGACCGTATTACCTTCATTTCAGATTATTTAGAGCAGTTCTACGACGATATTTTCAATTACTGGGTACAAATGATGTACGTTTACTACAGTGATGAGCATATTGCCACGATCCTGGGAGAAGGCAAGAACCCAGAGAAGATCAAGATTTCACGAGCTATGTTAAACGATATTCCTTCACTCTTAGTAAGCGTACGAGAAGGGTCAATGATTCCCAAAGATCCCATGCTGAAGAGGAACGAAGCCGTACAGCTGTACCAGCTGGGAGCTTTGGATCCTATCACGTTACACGAACGTCTTGATTTTCCTAACCCGCACGAATCAGCTAAACGATTGTATTTATGGCAGAACGCTCCACAAATGCTTTTTCCTGATACGGAACTCCCACCGCCTGTAGAAGGACAACAAGGAGGAGCCGTAGGGAGCGAGAACCCTGCTGTAGCGATCAATAACGCATTAAGTCCTAACGGCGCACCACAAGCTTCGCCAGCTTAATAGTCTCTAAAGACTTTAAACCTAGAATATTCTTAATCCTATACCATGGGAGAACTCGTAACGGAAGCTGAGACTGCTGCAAGTGCAGAAGCCACAAAAGCCTTCCTTGACGCATTACCGGGCGAAACGCTCGAAGCTGACTCGTCACCAACTAATTCGGATCAGAGATCCGTAGAAGAGGAGAAAAGTCCTAATTCGAATCAAGAGATTCGTTCATCCGAGGATGTCGTCCCACAGGAGTCTGAAGAGACTACCGAAGAGGCGGAAAATACGGATGGTGAAGAAAGTTCTGAGGAGACTCCAAAAGAACCTGATTCCAAACCCCCTCCTTTTCACAAACATCCACGGTTCCGAAGACTTATTGAAGAGAATAAGAGTCTGAAGGCGGTGGTTGAGGAGAACAATAAATTACTCGCTGAGATGAAATCGAGTAAAAAAGGTTCTTCCTCAGATATTCCTGAATGGTTCTCTGCTTACGTAGGGGACAGTCCTGACGCTTGGGATAAGTTTAAAAGTTATTCGGACGAGCAACAGAAAACGTATACGGATCAGATCCAACAGGTCGTCCGTGACACCATCGCTAAGGAACGTGAGGGTCAAACCCAACACACCGAATCGATGCAGCTGTGGCTTGATGAACAACTCCAGGATTTACGTGATGAAGGATTGAGTTTCAAAGACCAAGATATCATCGATGTAATGAGAGAATTTAAACCCACTAACGACGCAGGAGACTTGGATTTCAGGAAAGGGCATGATCTCCTTAAACGTCTGAAGCTGACACAACAATCAGCACAGACCGAGAAGGACGAAGCCCGAAAGAGTGTAGCTGCTAAAACCACTTCCGGTTCAAGCGGTTCCTCACAAAAGTCAGGTGTGGATATGAAGATGATTAAAAATCTTTCGATGCACGACCTGGCGAATATGGACTGAATTTTATTTCGCTAATCTATTATCATGGCTTTATCTGCACGACTAACCACCGTTACAGACGACAGGCTGTTGCCAAAGGTTGTTGATACCGTTCTCGGTAGCAACGTCCTGACAGCTCGTGCTCTAACTGGTGCAAAAAAATGGACTGGAGGACAGTTAGTGGGATCTATTAAATACCAAGATGGACTCGATGGGAGTTCGTTTGACGGGTTTGATACTTTCTCTACTACAGCCTCCAACCGAAGAGTTAAAATGACCTTCCAGCCTCGATTCTATTACAAGTCAGTGGTTCTTCCACAGACTGAAATCGATATCAACGCTACTGAAGGAGGAGTTATTAACCTCGCTGCTACTGAACTCGCTATGGCAGCACAAGAAATGTCCGATGAGATCGGTACAATTCTTTACGCTGACGGTACTGGGAACTCTTCTAAAGACTTCTTAGGACTACAGGCTATTGTAGACGACGCAACTAACGCAGCCACTTTTGGCGGACTTGCACGTGCCACCTATACTACTCTGAATGCTGGATACACTTCTCAAGCTACGCTCACGCTCGCTTCAATGGCGACCATGTACAACACTTGTACAAGCGGAGTACACAAACCAACGATTATTCTTACCACTGAAGCTATATTTGCGCTCTATGAGCAGCTCTTACAGCCTATGGAAAGAATCAATCAGAAAGTTTCTCCTGTTAAGGGACAAGGAATGGCCGGTGAAGCTGGTTTCACTTCCTTGCTCTATAAGGGTGTACCAATGATCGCTGATGAGAAATGTACGTCCGGTGTGATGTACTTCGTCAATGAGAACTTCCTCGACTGGTACGCTATTCCTTCTGTAAAGAACAAAGCTATCCAGTACAATCCTTCTTCTATTGAAGGAAACAACTACGATAACAAGTTCGCTACAGTAAACGGT